TTGGTGCCACAGTCTACACAGCCTGATGAGCCGTGAGACATTTACTTCGTGGGATGATTACAAAGGTGATAGAGAATTATGAAATGGCTAGACAATTGGATATTGCGGCGTGCCAAGTATCTTAGAAATCGCGATGATGCAATAGTGTCAATAGATCGTGCAGAGCGAGGTATTATTCAATCGACGAAGGACGATCGGCCCAGCATCGGCAGCAACAAACACAGAATGAACTTTACTGTGTATCGTGCCAATGGTGGCATGATGGTAGAATACAACAGATATGATGATCGCAAGGATCATCACTACTGCGAGTTGCATATTGTACACCCTGACGAAGATCTTGGTGCGGCCCTGGGCAAAATCATAACCTTTGAAAGTTTAAAATCATGAACCAAGAACAAAGAGCCACAGTGGATCGTGTGATGGAAAAAGCACAGCGACAAATCTGGATCACCTGGCAGCGAGAAGGCATCCATAAATATCCTGCTGCCTTGACAGACCCCAACTTAGCTGATGTACAATTCCTTGGTTATCCTCATCGTCACATGTTTCACTTCCGGGTGTGGATTGATGTGTTCCACAATGACCGGGACCTCGAATTCATCCAATTCAAACGCTGGTGCGAATCGCTGTATAACAGTGATAATTCCGTTTTGAGTCTTGACCATAAAAGTTGCGAGATGATCGCAGACGACCTATATATACAGATAGCCACACGCTATCCTGGACGTGTGGTACATATCGAAGTCGCAGAAGACGGCGAAAATGGCGCACTGATCAAATACGAGTTAACTACCCCTTCACAAAACATTGTCATCTAAGGAGAACAACATGGCAAGACCCACATTCAAACCCAACCCCAAAGTCACTGAAATCTTTGACGACTTGGAAGTATTCCAAGAGTTCTGTCAGGACTATGGATACCGCTACAACGAAGGCGATCTCTACAACTTCAAAACCTATGCCTGGCAGCAGTTCAGCAAGTGGCATGCTGGCAAGTATGCCAAGAACATGTGGGATGAGGACACTCGTCGCTTTGCAGGACACCGCACATGAGAAAATCAAGAGATATACCTGGTTGGCAAGAACCACAAACACAATACTCTGAAATATTAAAAAATATTAAACATGTGTTTGAAGGTAAATCTGTGCTAGATCTAGGATGTTATACCGGGGCATCTACTAATTTGATTTTGAAAGAATATCATGCAAAATCAGTTGTTGGTGTTGATTTTTCTCCCAGTGCAATACAGGAAGCGACGCTATTGTTTCCGGACTCATCGTTTTATTGTTATGATTTAACTGAATACAACACTTGGAGGCCTCTTGTTGAATCAGCGAACGTTATAATAACCATGGGTAATTTTTACCACTTACCAGATCACTTTAATCAAATTAAAAATATGTGCCAACCACATATTGAATATTTGTTGATTGACTCGTTGTATGGTCCGGAAACTTATAATACATCAATGTTCTGGCATTTTGAATCTTCAGGGGGATACAATTTTTTTAAACATAGGTTGATCCCCAAAGGCGTTCCTAATATTTCTTGGATTATGCAAGCATGTGATCTATTTGGATTTAAATTAGATTATGTTCACCGATATTACAGTCAACTCGACTTTGACAATGTTGAAGATAAAGAAGCAAACAAGAGAATGATTGCTGGATTTTATAACTCAAACTTGTTTAATAAAAAATTAGCGTTGACTGTTGATCAAGTTTGGAAATGGGACGATGACAACAAAACACAGCTAATTTAAAATCTTGTCTACAAACATTAAAATATGAAAAAACTTTATTACATGGGGCTGGAAAGTTACGAGGCCCGTTACACTCTACAACTGACAGAATGGAATCGACGTGTGTTTGAACGTCGTGGCTTGGATGTAGTCTATGTGCCAGGCTTGACCTTAGACAACAGTCAAAAGATTGTGGTGGGACAGGTGTTGGATGCACACGGACGCAGTTACTTTGGCATGAGCCAAATGATGAACTTGGTTCGTCTCATGCAACAAGGTGAAGTCACAAGTGAAGATGTGATCTACTTTGAAGACATGTTCCAACCCGGTATTGAATCACTGCCTTACATCATGGACCAGGTTCCTGCAGAACTACGCCCACGCATCTTTGTGCGCTGTTTGGCACAGGCCATTGATCCCGATGACTTTGTGCATGTTTGGGGCATGGCTGGATGGATGAGCACATATGAACGCATGGTCAACCATTTTGTTACAGGCATACTTGCAACCAACGAAGAAATGGTTGCCCACATGCGAATCGCAGGCTGGACAGCGCCAATCTACAACATCTCTGGCTTGGCCTTTGGTAAAGAGGAAGTGCTGGAACGCATTGGTGGTAGTGTTAACATTCGACCATTTGCAGATCGTCCAAGACAAGTAGGCTTTGCCGCACGTTTTGACCAAGAGAAGCAACCCGGCTTCTTCATGGACCTTATTGAAATGTATGGTGAACTTACTAGCGAGCAGTGTGAGTTTGCAATCTATTCTGGTGGACCATTGCGTAGCAACAATCCAGAATACGTGACTCGTGCTAGAGAGATGGAAGCCCAAGGCAAACTAAAGATCTACGACAATATCAGCAAAAATGAATACTACAATCATCTCAACAATACTCGTGTCTTGTTTAATTGCGCTTTACAAGACTGGGTTTCAAACACTGTCAGTGAAGCAGATACTTTGGGATGTAATGTTCTTTACCCTGCTTATAGGTCTTTTCCTGAGACTTTTGCAAATGACCCTAACCGGTTGTATGTGCCTTGGAGCATAGATGATGCTTACCACAAAATGCAAAACTTGTTGAGAGCACCGCATCACAACATGGGACTTATCAGCGATTGGAACAATGGCACCGTGGATCGTGTTGTTGATATTATCACTGGCAGTGGTGAGCAATGGAATAGAGCAGGCGCACGATATCGTGACCATGTGGGTCAAGACAAGTATCATGTAGCCAAAATTGAGGCATAAACTCAAGTAACTATATCTTGGTGCTGAAAACATTCATTCACAAAAACAATCAAAGTCGCATGAACCATTTTGACCAAAATTATTTCCAAAATGAAATTAAAATATCAAAACATGATGAGATGATGCATGATTTATTTGGTAATGATGTTGATCTTACATACCATGGTTACACTTTAAATCCGACCCCACGGCAGTATTTGTTGGCCGCTAACAAATTTAGTATGGTATCACTGTACTATTTAAAATTTTTAGTCGATGCTAATCCTAAATTAATAATTGACATTGGATGTGGTGGTAATTTGTTCAAACCTGTTTTGAATAAACTTTACGGAATCTCAGTCCACGGTATTGATCCAATAAATGAAAATGCTGACGAGCAGGGATATTTTGATATAAATTTTAGCAAGGCACACACTGATCAATACGCAAGTGTTTTTTCTATTTGTGCGCTACATTTTTGTACATTAAAAGATTTGACCAACGTCGTTTCTTATTTTTATAACACAATCGCTGTTGGAGGTCGTGGCTATTTGGCACTAAATGCGGCAAGAATGCTTGACAAAAGCGATTCAAATTGGTTATGCAATGAGTTTGGTAGAGAAATGCCAAAGTCTGTACAGTTAGAAAATTATATTAATGATCAATTGCAAAAACTTCCAATACAATATGTGTTAGTTGACTTATTTGTTGACCAACAACTAGACGAATACGTAGACGGTAATATTAGAATATTGTTTGAAAAAATTTAAAAAGTACATAAACAATAAACAAGAAGGAATTGTATGAAAAAAACTGTAGTAGTCACAGGCGTATCAGGTTATATTGGTGGGCAAACTGCCCTGTTGTTGAAAGATGCAGGCGAACGTGTAATTGGCATTGACCGTCAATCAATACCTACACACTTGAAAGGTGTGTGTGATAGATTTGTACAGGAAGACTTCTCCAGCCGACATGCACTCAGTATTATTGTACAAGAACGACCAGATGCCATTGTACACTGTGCAGGAACCAGCCTGGTTGGCCCCAGTGTCAAGGATCCGTCCCTGTACTATGAAAACAATGTGGTGAATACTTTTGCACTGTTGGAAATTGTTCGCAAGGCCATGCCAAGATGCAAATTTGTGTATTCCAGCAGTGCAGCCACCTATGGTGAACCTGTGATGTTGCCCATACACGAAGTAGATCCTGCAGAACCTGTGTCACCATATGGTCAAAGCAAACTCATGGTGGATATGATGTTGGAATCATATCATCGTGCCTATGGTATTAATTACGTGAGTTTTAGATACTTCAATGCGTGTGGTGCTGATCCAAAGGGACGACATGGTCAAGAACCCGGAGCCACACACGTTGTTGCCAGAGTGTTGGAAGCCATGCGAGACAATCAGGAGTTTATTTTATATGGTGATGATTATCCCACCGACGATGGCACTTGTGTAAGAGATTATGTGCATGTGGACGACATAGCCAGAGCACACAGTCTGGCCATTTATCATGATGTTCCTCCAGGCATTTACAATTTGGGCTCAAATACTGGCACCAGCAATCAAGAAATCATTGCTGCTGCCGAACGCATCACTGGCAAAAAATTGACTGTAAACATCGGTGAGCAACGTGCAGGTGATCCACCCCAGCTCACAGCCAGTTCAGCCAAATTTGATAAGGTAGCAGGTGCCTGGCGTCACTACGCCTTGGATGATATGATTGGTCATGCCTGGAACTGGTATGTTCGATAAGATACTGGAGTTTGAAATTGCGATAGCCCAGTTCACAGGTGCGCCACGAGCCATCATGACTGATTGTTGTACTCATGCAATTGAACTGTGTTTGCGGTATGATCAGATTCGGGAGTGTACATTTACACCGTACACTTACTTGAGCGTTCCAATGACCATGCATAAACTGGGCATACGATACGAATATTATCCAGATAGTCTGCCGCATCGTCAACAATGGACCGGCGAGTACAAGTTTGAACTAACACGCATTTGGGATTCAGCACGTAGACTAGAAGCCAATATGTATCGACCTGGACAAATGCAGTGCGTGAGTTTTGGGCATGACAAACCATTGGCAATTGGACGCGGCGGTGCTATCTTGTTGGATGATGAGTCAGCATACCAAGCATTGTTGCGTATGAGGTATGATGGTCGCGATTTGACCATATCACCTTGGATCGAACAACAAGAGTTTCGGGTGGGTTTCCACTATCGTCCCACTATTGAAGAAGCCCAACGTGGCCTAGAACTGCTGGCCAATTATCACAGTCAACCTCCCCAATCAAAATCATATCCAGATTGCAGACAAATTTCCATAGTGACTTGACGTAACAATCTAAATAGTGTACAATCACACACTGGAGTAACAATGCAAGAAAAAAATTTATCACAAGCACTGCGCGAACGCATGCGCAAGGATGGCAAAAGATTCTGGGCTGGTGACAACATCAGTGATTATATCGCGCCTTCAGATCGCAAACATCTCATTGACGAGGCCACAGTGGCTTTTGAATCAGTACTGGATACCTTGCTGATTGACAGAGAAAACGATCCCAACTCACAAGGCACTGCACGGCGCTTGGCCAAGATGTACTACAACGAAATAATGGTAGGAAGATATGAACCCCCGCCAGATTGCACAGCGTTTCCAAATGATTCAGCAGACCGTTACGAAGGCATGCTCGTGGTTCGCAGTGAACTTCGTAGTATGTGTAGTCATCATCACCAACCCGTTGCTGGGGTGGCTTATATTGGCATTATTGCGGCAGAGAAACTGATCGGACTTAGTAAGTACACCCGTATTGCACAGTGGTGTGCCCGTCGAGGTACCCTACAGGAAGAACTGTGCATAGACATTGCCAACGAGATCATGACCGCAACTGCATCACAGGACGTTGGTGTTTACATTCAAGCGGTGCATGGATGCTGTGAGAATCGCGGCATCATGGCACACTCCAGTCTCACACAGACCACAGTGCTACGTGGTGCGTTCAAAACAGATGCCAGCGTGAAAAAGGAATTCATGGACAATATCAAACTACAACAGGAGTTTGCACCAAGATGACCATAATTACAAATTGCACCGGCGAAATCAATCTGCCCTGGGAACCAGGGTTGTTGGAGTGGTTGCAGGAACACTATCCTGCAAGCAGATATAGAGTGATAGAATTAATTTAAAGGAAACAAAATGAGTAAATTGAGTAAACTGGCAAAAGTAAACGAGTCCATCACCATCAACCGTTACGACAACGGTTTCATGGTCGAGGTAGGTGGTCGTGATGACGAAAACGATTGGAAAAGTGCCAAGGTTCTTTGTGCCACAGAAGCGGACATGATGGCTGTGGTGCAAGAGTGGATCAGCATGGAATTAGACAACTAAGGAGAAGCAATGTTTGGCGCAAACTACAGTGATAATGATGTTATAAATTATCGTTCTGCAGAAGAAATCAATTCGGCCATGGGTCGTGTGTATGGGCACATGAGCTTGGCTGTACTGGTCAGCATGCTGGTCAGTTACTGGATTGGTACCACACCAGAACTGTTGCAATTCTTTTTCACCGGAGTGTTGAAATGGATTGTTATCTTTGCACCTTTGGCAGCCATATTTGGTGTGAGTTATGTGTTGGCCAATAACCCTACAAAATCCACAGCACAGTTGTGCTTGCATGGATTTGCGGCATTGATGGGCTTGAGTTTTAGCATGATCTTTGCTGTGTTTACCATGGGCTCAATTGTTAGTGCGTTCATGGGTGCAGCCATATTGTTTGGTGTGATGAGTGGCTATGGCTATTTTACCCGACGCAGTCTTGACAGTGTGGGACGGTTCATGTTTGTGGGCTTGATTGCCATCATTATTGCCAGCATTGTGAACATCTTTATTGGATCAACTGTAATGCAAATGGTTATCAGTGCATTGGCCATCATCATATTCCTGGGACTCACTGCCTATGACACACAAAAAATTCGCGAAGAACTCAGTGTGGAGACCAGTAACAGTGCAGAAGTACGTGGTGCATTAACCTTGTACATGGACTTTATCAACTTGTTCTTGAATCTGTTGCAGTTGTTTGGCGGCAGAAAGGAATAATCATGGCCACTTGGATACTGACCACACAACACAAAAAGAACGCAGTAGAACGACAGTTCTGGAACAAAGATGGCAAAATTGTCATTAGAGAAGAAGGCTATCGCTGGGGCAAGTTTTCGTGTGAAAGCGATGAACAACCTGATGTTGATTTGAAAAATCCTGATGGTTACGAAATTGGCGGAGATTATGACTGGGAACTGGACAGCCTGGATGACGGTTGCTGGGCTGACTGGCAATTTCCAGATGACGTCAGTGAAGAAGATCGCGAAGCCATTGAAGCAGCCTGGGAAGAAGATTTTTACGAAGGCATGGAAGCCCTGGGATGGTCAAACGACGACACCGAGTATGTGTTCTATGGGCCACTACAGTTGGAAAATGGCGATACCGGTGAAGTGTTTCAAGGCGAACCGGATCAATGAGTGTTTGGACTGATTGGGATCCACTTGAGGAAGTTATTGTAGGAGACTGCTATGCTTCTGGAGATCTCAATTGGTTCATTGAACCTGCATTGCAGAATGAGTTTAATACTATATTGGAAGAAACCAAAGAAGATCTTGACAACTTAGCCGTATTATTGCAAAATCTTGGTGTACAGGTTCATCGTCCTTGTTTGTTTAATTATTCACAACATGTAGACATAGCCACGTTTTCGGTGCAGTGCCCCATGGCACCAGTTGTCCCACGTGATCAATATTTGGTATACAATGATACTGTGTTTCAAACATATACCAGCATGACTGATCGATACCTGGACAGTCACAGTTATTATGATATTTTTCAACGGCTGTTTGATCAAGGTCACAATTGGCTCAGTCAACCTGCTCCTAATCTACGTAACTTGCCTTCAGATAAGAATTGGTTAAATCAAGGCCGCATGATCTATGATCATTTGTTTCACGATCAGTTGCTGTGGCACACTGCTACGATGTTCAAATGTGGAGATAGACTGATTGCCAACACCACAGGACCAGGTAGCCAAGCAGGACTTGAATGGATGCGCAGAAACTTGCCTCCAGAAACTGTGATTAGTAATTTCAATACCAAAATGAATAATTGGGGTCACATTGATCATGGTTTTTACATGATAGACGATGACACTGTGATTTGTGTTGATAAAATGTTTGTACCAGAATGTCTTAGAAATAAAACCATACATGAGACATATCAGTATTTGCCAAATGAAAAAATTGAGTCTAACACACGAGTCAGTGAATTGTTGGATCCCGGCAAAGGTTATGAACAAGTTGTGGTATTTGATACCAATGTATTGATTGTTGATTCCCAAAATATTGTGTTTGATCGAACCATGCCCGAATTGTTTAATTTCCTTGCAAAGCTCAGCGTAAAATGCCATGTTGCACCATTAAGGCATAGAGTATTTTGGGCAGCGGGCATACATTGTGTGACATTGGATATCAAGCGTCGAGGCAATAAAAGAAGGATCATAAATGAAATATGAAACATTGAAAGAAGCACAGGCAGCAGGCATAGCACCCTGGGATCAGGAATTTGAGGCATTGTCAGATTTCCATGTGGCTGTTTTTCAAGACCGATATCCTGTGGCTTGCGGACATCTATTGTTTGTTCCACAATACAACACTGATGCTGTGATCTATGACTGCTTTGAGTCAGCCATGCGTGAAGGTCGACGCATGATTCGGGATGGTGAATGTGATGCATTCAACATAGGCATCAACTGCGGCGAGGCTGCAGGACAAACTGTGATGTATCCGCATGTGCATTTGATTCCCAGACGGCATGGCGACTGTGCTGATCCTGTGGGTGGTGTGCGTGGAGTGATAGTTGGACAGGCCAATTACAAAACCGCAGGCTATCAACAACCAGCATAAATATCTCTTTAAGCGGTCTTCGGCATCATTCCCGCTTTACAAATTCTGCTGCCTATGCTAAAATTAACATAGGAGAAAAAAGCATGTCACAAGATCAAAATCAAGTAGGACACCGTTGGATGTCTGCAAGACAGTACAAATACACATCAACCAAAGAATACCATGACGCATTTCCCTGCGCATATCGTCAATGGCGAGCAGACAGTCATTGTAACCTGATACATGGATATAGTTTTTCAATGAAGTTCTACTTTGGTACAGACACCTTGGACATTCGCAACTGGGCTGCCGACTATGGTGGACTTAAAGAACTCAAATCAGTGCTGGAAGACCAATTTGATCATACACTATTAGTCAGCCAAGATGATCCTGAATTTGAAACATTCTTGTTGTTGCAGGAACGGAAACTGGCCAAACTCACCATACTGCCCCGAGTGGGCTGTGAAGGCCTGGCAGACATGCTGTACCGGTATGTCAACGGTGTGTACATACCTGACTACTGGGGGCCAGGTGAAGCCGAACGACTTTGGTGTTATAGAGTGGAAGTACGTGAAACACAATCAAACATGGCTTTCCGTGAAGGTCACAGAGAATGGAATGAGGATTTGTTTGCATGACACCTGAGTACGACATTGCCATATTGCTGGCCACACGTGGCCGCACAGACAGCCTGGGCCGCTGTATACACACCTTGATTGATGCTGCTGATCATCCTGATCGAATACAGTTGATGTTTGCATTTGACAACGATGATGCTGCTGGTACTGAATACTTTCAACAGCACCTGCAGCCTTGGATGGACGAGCGTGAACTCAACTACACTGCCATGCAGTTTGATCGCCAAGGCTATCACCGTCTGCACATCTACAACAACAAACTGGCCGAACATACCGATGCACGTTGGCTCATGATCTGGAACGACGACGCTGTGATGGAAACTCAAGGCTGGGACACTGAAATCATGCGATACGAAGGTGAATTCAAATTATTGGCTGTGCATACACACAAAGATCATCCTTACAGTATATTCCCCATCCTGCCGCGCCGGTGGTATGAATTGTTGGGATATATCTCACCACACAGCGTACAAGACGGCTGGCTCAGCCAACAGGCATATATGTTGGACATCATGCAACGTATACCTGTGTGGGTGTTGCATGACCGTGCAGACATCACTGGCAATAACAACGATGCTACATTTCGCGAACGTGCTGCCTTGGAAGGTCGGCCGCATGATCCCAATGATTTTCACAGTGTAAAACAAATGGAACTGCGACATCGTGATTGTGGAAAACTTGCTGAATACATGCACAGCCAAGGACATGATCTTGAATTTTTTAAGAAGATCTGGACTGGAGAACAAGATCCCTGGGAAAAGTTGGCCCAGAATGACGTCAATAAGCAAATGGTACAATTTGATAATCCGCACCGGCACTTTGTCAAATGAGTTAAATACTCAATGACATACAAACTTGCCTTTGTTCAGCCCAATTTTCAACAAGGGCCAAAAGAATTCAATGCCTACTACTTGCCTTATTCAGCAGGTGTGGTATGGAGTTACAGCCTAGCAGACCCCCATATCCGTGATAAATTTGAAGTGACAGATTGGATCTGGCGTCGAGATGCAGTGGAGCCCTTGGCACAACGCTTGGCTCAGAATGAAATTGTGACTTTCAGCACGTATGTGTGGAATCACAGATACAACTATGCCCTGGCACAGCGTATCAAAGAAATTAACCCCCGAGTATTGACCATATTTGGCGGTCCTGAACCTGCCATTACAGACCCTGATTTGTTTCGCAAAGAACCATTCATGGATCTTGTGATCTGCTATGAAGGTGAGATCACATTCAAACGTGTGTTAGAACACTATGAAACTCGAGACTGGGAGAATGTACCTGGCTTGCTGATCAACAGATCGGGCGAAGCAGTGAAAACACAAGATGCTGAACGTATTGAAAGCCTGGAACAAGTGCCCAGTCCCTACCTGTCAGGTATATTTGACAAGATGATTGCTGATCATCCTGATGTGACCTGGCAAGGCACCTTGGAAACCAATCGTGGTTGTCCCTATGCTTGCACCTTTTGTGACTGGGGAAGTCTGACCTACAACAAGGTCAAGAAGTTTGAACTGCAACGTGTGTTTGATGAATTAGAATGGATGGCCCGACGTAACTTTGACTGGATTTCAATCACTGATGCCAACTTTGGTATGTATCCAGAACGTGATGGCATGATTGCTGACAAGATAATTGAGATGCAAGAACGGTATGGTAGCCCAAGAACATTCTCGGTGGCCTGGGCCAAGAATCAAAAGAAAGAAGTCATTGACATTGTGAAAAAACTGCTGGATGCACGTGGATTCAATCAAGGGCTAACACTGAGTGTGCAGAGCCTGGATCATGATGTACTGGAAAACATTCGTCGCAAGAACATGGAAATGAACAAACTCAACGAAGTGTTTGAACTATGTGACCAACGCAACATTCCTGCATACACAGAATTAATCCTGGGCTTGCCTGGCGAAACATTGGAAACATGGAAGAAAAACTTCTATGCCCTGTATGATTTAAATCAGCACACTGGCATCACAGTGTTCCAGGCACAGTTGCTGGAAAATGCCGAAATGAACTTGTTGCAAAAGAAACTGTTCAAGATCACCAGCCAACCTGTAACAGACTACTTTGCCGGCAGTTACAGTGTGGAGCACATTGAAGAAAGCATTGACGTTATTACAGGTACTAAAGACATGCCCACACCTGTTATGTTGGATGCACAGATTTTCTCCTGGTTCCAGACCACATTCCACATCAATGGCTTTGCTACCATTGCGGCACGATTCATCAACAAGTACATGGGCATCAGTTACAATGATTACTATGAAGACTTGTTTGCATACGCAATGTCCAATGAATGGCTGATAAAAGAAGAAGCCGAAACACGCCAATACTTTGCCAACTGGATGATGACTGGCCGAATCAATCATCCCAAGATTGGTGTGGAAATTCATGGCTGGAACATCATTCACAGAACGTCAATGAACATGCATCAGGAAAACCGTGTGGATGAACTGTATGATGTATTGGAAAAGTTTTTAGAGCGTTACAATCTGCCCCCAGATTTGTTGGCCAGTTTAATGAAACTGCAAAGAAATTACTATATTAAATACAATGATAGAAATCAATATCCCATGAATCTTAAAGTGGATTACAACATTTGGGACTATTTGAGTTTTAATCAACCCTTGAAAAAAAATATCACAATATATCGACTGGACTTTCCTGAAGACAAAACCATGAGTTTGAATCGTTTTCTTGAATTATTTTATTTTGCCCGCCGCAGAAACTTTGGCAAAGCCACTGTGGAACGCATTGGACAGGAAGATGCAAAAACAGCACGCCGAGGTGCTGGCGCTGCCAAAGCACAAGGCAGTTTCTCAGTGAAGAAAAAACAACTAGTGGCGTGATGTCAAGGCTTTTAGCATTTGGATGCAGTTTTACAAATTACCGGTGGAGCACCTGGGCCGATTGCCTTGCACCTGAATTTGATGAGTTTCAAAATTGGGGGCAAGCCGGCGGCGGCAATCACTACATTTTTAATTCAGTAATGGAAGCCGACCAACAACAGCGGTTTGGTGCAGGAGACACTGTAATTGTTTGTTGGACAAGTTTTACTAGAGACGATCTTTATGTAAACCATCGTTGGCAAACACCGGGCAATATTTTTACAACTCCGATATACAATCCTGAGTACCTCAAACAACATTTTGACGAACGTGGCTATTTGATAAGAGATCTGGCATACATTAAAGCAGTAAAAACATTGTTAGAATCAAGGCCGGGCATTACGTGGCGTTTTCTCAGCATGGTAGAACTCATGGCACGACCTGCACCTGATGATGATACAAGTTTGCACAGAGACGTCATGCGATTGTACAGTGATGTATTAGACACCATATTGCCAGGCTATGATAAAACAGTATTTTTGAACAATTGGCCCAAGCCCGGAGCAGATCCACATCCCAGTCCTGAAGAGCATTTGGCCTATTTAGACACAGTGTTGCCAGGTTGGGTGACAAAACAAGAAACTCGTGTTAAAATGCATGAACAAAGTATTAATCTAAATAAAGATCCAAGACGCTCGGGCATGTCTCGAATCAAAAGACTATAGGAACTACATGAAATTCAAAGTATCAGAATTATTTTATTCAGCACAAGGTGAAGGACGCTATGTTGGTGTGCCTTCAGTGTTTTTGCGCATGTTTGGTTGCAACTTTACCTGTTCAGGGTTTGGTTGCAAGCCTGGCGAAAAAAGCGCAGAAGCAGACGAAGTGGCCAAGACTGTGGAACTGTACAAAACATTTGAAGAACTGCCACTAGTGAACACAGGTTGTGACAGTTATGCGTCATGGCATCCTGACTTCAAACACTTGAGTCCCACATACACAGTGGGAGAACTTGTGGACCGGATAACAGCACTATTGCCCAATGGTTCATGGCTGCAACCCAATGGTAATCCTGTGCATTTGGTAATCACCGGAGGCGAACCGCTGTTGGGCTGGCAACGTGCTTATCCTGAACTGTTGGATATCTTGCACGAACGTGGACTGCGACACATCACATTTGAAACCAACGGCACCCAAGACTTGATCAAGGAGTTCAAAGACTATTTGCGCAACTGGTTTGGTGAGATCACATTCAGTGTCAGCCCTAAACTCAGTGTATCAGGTGAATCATGGCAGGACGCTATCCGTCCTGATGTGGTGTGGGACTATGAAACATATGGTGTGACCTATCTCAAGTTTGTGGTGGAAAAAATTGCAGACTTTGATGAATTGGATCGTGCAGTGGCTGAATACAGAACACGTGAGTTTGCCGGGCCTGTGTTTGTGATGCCTGTGGGTGGTGTGGTATCAGTGTATGATGGCAACAGGATCAATGTGGCCGATGAAGCACTCCGACGTGGTTACTGGTACAGTCCCAGATTACACGTTGACCTTTGGGGCAATGGATGGGGTAAATGATACTGGATGGAGCATTTGAAATGTTTGATTGGTTAAAGAAAAAAATTGTACCACCGCCGCCGGTGCGTACAGAAAGAACACCACGAGTGGTCAAGGCACCTGAAAAGTCTGCCAAGCAACTGGCTACAGAAAAAGGTGAGCCTTATGTGGCCATTACCAGCATGGACATTGATCCCAATAACCTGCACCAAGGTGCATTTGAACTGGACTGGAACGAAATATTCATTGCCAGACTGGTCAAGGCCGGCTACATGATGAAGCCCACAGACGCTGACTCGGACATTGTGGACCGTTGGTTCCAAAATGTATGCAGACACGTGGTAATGGAAACATGGGAACAAGACCAAGCCATGCGTAACTCAGCAAGTGGTTATGTACACACCCGTGACATTGGCGATGGGCGCACGGAGATAAGTTAAATGATATTCAATCACATCAAAGCACTCAAAGCCCAAGGCAAAAAGATTGGCATCACATTCTCAACCTTTGACATGCTACACGCTGGGCACATTGCCATGCTGTCAGAAGCCAAAAATTACTGTGACTATTTGATTTGCGGATTGCAAACTGATCCCACCATTGACCGACCTGATACAAAGAACAAGCCGGTACAAAGCATTGTAGAACGACAGATTCAATTAGCAGCCTGCCGCTATGTTGACGAAGTCGTGGTGTACCAAACCGAACAAGACTTGGTGGACTTGTTGTTGATCCTGCCATTGGATGTGCGTATACTAGGTGTGGAGTATGAAAACAAAAAATTCTCCGGTGACGAAGCCTGTTATGATCGCGGCATTGCAATAGTGTTCAATGGTCGGGATCACTCATTCTCAAGTAGCAGTCTCCGCAAACGTGTGGTGGCAGCAGAGAGCCACAAAATATTATCTACCCCATGATCCTATATGTTAATGGAGACAGTCATACTGCGGCTGCCGAAGCAGTAAATCCACATTGTTTTGCTGAAGATGATAGTGATATAAATTTGTTAGGGCGTCGTCCTCATCCGGCCAATTTGGCAGTGAGTTGGGGCCAACAACTGGCCAAATTAATTAATGCTGAATTTTATTGTGATGCTGAATCTGCTGCCAGCAATGCCAGAATCATGCGTACCACACGAGACTGGATACACAAAAACTACAACCGGTTGGATCGCACTGTCATGGTCATACAATGGTCAACTTGGGAACGGGAAGAGTGGCTGTATGAAGGACAATATTGGCAAGTCAATGCATCAGGAATAGATCATGTTCCGCAGGCGTTGTACAATCGTTACAAACAGTTTGTTTCCAGTATAAATTGGGAACTTTGTACTGAACAAGCACATAGAGAAATTTGGCAATTCCACCAAGAACTCAACAAAAAAAATATTCAACATGTGTTCTTCAATGGCAACAGCAACTTTGACAGCATGCCCAATCATTTCAATTGGTCTGGTTGCTATATGAATCCTTACGATGCCAAAATGACCTATACCAATGTATTAAAAAACACCGGATTTTCAACAGTTATGCCACAGAGTTGGCATTTTGGGCCCAGTGCTCATCGCTATTGGGCCGAAGTTGTGTTACAATACATCAAGCAAAACAACTTGGTGAACACCGATGCGCTACCTACTGATTGATACTAGTAACATGTTTTTCCGTGCGCGGCACCAAGCGCATCGTGCCGCAGACACATGGACCAAATTGGGATTTGCCCTGCACTTAACGCTGATGAGTGCAAACAAAGTGGCACGTGAATTGGGTGCTGATCATGTGGTATTCGCACTAGAGGGTCGCTCGTGGCGCAAAGATTACTATCGACCCTACAAAGCCAATCGTGCAGTGGCACGTCAGGCCATGAGTGACTCAGAAGCCGAAGAAGACAAACTGTTCTGGGAAACCTATGATGATCTGACTAAATACTTGTCTACACGAACCAACTGTAGTGTTATCCGTTGTGCCACAGCAGAAGCAGATGATATCATTGCACGTTGGATTGCTTTACACCCTCAAGACGAACACGTCGTTGTTAGTTCAGATTCAGACTTTGTGCAGTTGATTGCACCCAATGTAAAATTGTACAATGGCATCAACGATCACTTGTTCAGCCCCTCAGGGGTCACAGACACAAAAGGCAAAAACTTGGCATTCTCTATTGAAAGCAACAGCAAGATCAAAGTTGGCAAACCCGACGCTGACTTTGTGCCACCCGTGGACTATCAAAAATGGGTGTTGTTCTTGAAGTGCATGCGAGGCGACCCTGGTGATAATGTGTTCTCGGCTTATCCTGGTGTGCGGGTGAAAGGCACTAAGAATCAAGTGGGACTCACAGAAGCATTTGAAGATCGTGACCGTCGTGGCTATGCATGGAACAATCTTATGTTGCAACGTTGGATGGATCATGAACAAACAGAACGCAAAGTCTTAGATGACTATGAACGCAACCGTGTGTTGATTGATCTTACTGCACAGCCTGATGATGTCAAAGCAGTTGTAGATGAAGATATACGTGAGCAAATCAGCCATAAGGACGTGGGCATGGTAGGTGCGCACTTCTTGAGATTCTGTGGCCGGTACGAACTCACCAAACTCAGTGACTATGCAGATGCCATTGGTCGCTGGTTGAACGAAACATACAAAGGAGTATTAGATGATCGAAGCCAAACCCATAGTGGACAAAAAGTATTGGATCCTCAAGCAGGATGATCGCAAGATTGGTGCAGTGGAAGCCGAAAAAGATGGCTACACTGTGCGCATCAATGACCAAGTTGGCCGGTTTAAAACCATTCCCATGGTGCGTAAAAAGGTCGACATTGAATTTGCGCCACCTGAAAAGACCAGTCGGCCTGCTCCGGATCAAGTACATGGATTTGAAACCGGCTGCAGAGCATTCAACCCCATGTGGGATGTCAAACATCGACTACCACTGTTTACCAAAGAAAACAAATCAAAGTCATGGTATGCCGCTGGTTGGTATGCTGTGCGACAACATCGCGCATGGCGACTGATTCGCAACCCCAAACTCATTGTGCTGGAACGTTATCAGTACCAAGGACCATTTCATACGCAGGAGGCAGCACGTGACCAATCTCTTTCGTGATCAGGAGAAGTTCATGAAGGCCTGTGATCAAACCACAGGTGAATTTAATAATCAACAACTTACCCTGTATCTAAATTTGATACGAGAAGAGTATGATGAACTTATGCAGGCCAATCAAGAAGATGATCGATTAGAAATGCTGGATGCCTTGATCGACATCCTTGTGGTCACAATCGGTGCCATTCATTCAGCAGGATTTGATGCCGAAGGTGCTTGGCGGGAAGTCATGAGCACCAACTTTGCCAAGATCGATCAGGAAACAGGCAAGGTTCGCAAGCGTGAAGATGGCAAGGTGCTTAAACCCACTGGATGGCATCCGCCTGTGTTGTCGCCTTATTTGACCAAAAAATGAGTCTACACATACATCGTTTTGTGGATTCAATCAAGGCACACGAAGCACGTGGACAACGAGACTTTTGCATGCCCATGCGTGATGCCAAAGACTTACACGCAGACATAACCAAACTGCTGTTGACTCTGGAACAAATGCGAGCACAGCAAGCACGTGGGGCTGAAGTCATAGAAGTACAAATCACAGGTGGCAGTTTTAAAAGTACATAGATATTGGCATAAATAACTGCGGAGTTAAAAATGTCAAGACCAAAACCCACAGTACTGATTGAGCACACCAACAAACAGACCTACAAGACAGAACAAGTGCTGGCCTCTGAAGGTGTATGGGCTGTGTTTTTTGATAGCAAACCCATCAATCTCAAAACCAGTAACTTGTTGACACAATTTCCTGGACCCAAGTACAAAAAAGTATCGTTCTCCAACCCTGGACATGCCATCAACTTGGCTAGAAAACTCAACACACAGTTCAGAACCGACAAGTTCTCAGTTGTGCTGTTAATGCAAGGGGATAAGATATATCCCAATGCTCAATAAGCTCACTCTCACTCAAGAACTCATACATCATTATCCTGATGCTCCATCCTTGGAGGAAGCCGTGCGCACATGGTGGCAAAACATCCGTGAAGACGGTGGACTTCGATTAACTGATGTGGGATATCATGTGTTTAGTAATTTTTTAGAACTCAGTAGTTATACTTTTGAACTGCCTGAACGGTTGTTGACACCACGCAACTTGATTGCCTTGGATCGACACATGCCATCACCTTATTATATTGTGAACAATCGCAAGCACAACAACATAGTGATGTTTGGTAGTCGCGAAGCACTCATGGCCACCTTGCATGGAGACATGCAGAGATTTATTTCAAGTTTAACTTATTAGCCAGGCGTCTGCAATCTCGAATAAATCGCAATTCCATGATGTTGGTGTAATCATCCAATAAGAATTCACGCTGGGCACGTAGTCGGTCCTGATAAGGTGATAAATCAATGCGTCCTTGTATGAGATCATAGTTGAGCTCCAATGCCTTGATGGATCTAATGTCATTGGGCAAGAAATCATATGAAGTATCCACAATGTCATCAAACATATCAAATCCCAGTGCTTTACAGTGTGACACAATGCCCGGGTAACCTATCACAATAGGTATTTGTTGTGCCAGCATGGCCAGTATGGTTTTTTCTGTTATCACCCCGGGCGCCAAGTCATATTGTGTTTCGGTCACAATGTTCACAGCCGAACTGCCGTAGACGTTGATCAATCTTATGAAATTGTCTTCGTTTTCTGTGCCACGATAGGTAGAATAGGCCCATTCTGGCAAAGGTATTTCACTGCCGTGACTTAAAACCCCATTGGGCCAGTTTTTGAGCACATCAACCACCTGCTGACGATGATGGCAATATCTGCCATTGAGACACTGCCAGGCCCGGGTGCGAGGTTGATCAAACATGTGTTGCCATTCTGGCCAACGACGATGCAAATTTTTAAGTATATTGTATTCGTGAAGATCAAATTCAATTAAATTTATTGGACCTTGATAATAGCGATGCATGGCATGTGGCCAATGCATGACTACAATTTGATTGGCACGATCTCCGTAGTAATCAGCCACTAAATCCAGTTCAACTATTCTACCATCACGAACTGTGATAAAGTCTTGAAAATGCAAAAACAATATGGTGTTGTCTTTGAACTCTATATTGGGCAGTCTCAATGGCCAGGCAGTGCTGGGATGGTATGGAATTCGAAATGCATTGTGTTCTACGTGTACTTCGAATCCTGATTTTTTAAATAAATCTTGAAAAAAGTTTGCATAGTTCATGAAGTATTTACTAAGTAGAAACATGTACTGGAACAATACTTTGATTGAAGTCACTTGGCCCAACAGTCGTGATCCTGTGGTAGAAAGTTTTCACAACGGTACACACTGTCTGTTTTACAATCCAAAAATGGCATTTCACACAGTGCAGACCAACCAACGATTACAAGATCTGTGCAACTGGGCCAATGCAGGCCTAAGCACTGGTGTGCATAATTTCATTAATGATACTAAAAATCATTATGACATAGCAAACTTGGTCAAACTCAACATGTGGATTGCAGACATAAGAACACAGGGCATTGTAAAACCTTGGATGATGCAGGACCAAGGTGATGGCACATATCTTGCGGGCACCGGAGATTCACGACTGAGATGTTTGGAATGCATTCCAGAAATTGTCACAGTGCCGGCTTTTATTAGCACTCGTAAAGATCGTGCTTATTTTTACACTGATCTAGAACAGATACACAGTTTTGATAGATTTGCTGAATTGTGTGGTGCCGAGCCTGGTCAACAGTTTTTGTTTCGTCTCACAGATCACACTGCACCTTACGGCATTTATTGGTATGAGTACAATGCCGAGCGCACTAGATCAGTAACACCTGGTGAGTCCTGGTGTGTGAATACATTTATCAACTATGTGCAACAACATGTTGATTTAGAGATCACAAAATCATGGTTCAATACTTTGATTGCTTGGGCAGACTATGCTGAATAAGTCCAGTAATTTATCTGTAGGCAACGGCGTACACTATCAAAATGCGTGGCTGGATAACCGTGTATGGTGTCCACAGTTGGCACAAAGAAAAAACATCGATTGTCTTTTGATTTAATGCAATGTCCATTGACCAATTCTGTCCCAGGATACAATTTTTCGTGGTCAGTGTAAATCATGGCAGTAAGACGTTTTTCCAAATGATCATGATGCGGGGATAGATAAAAATCGCCCCAATCACTTAATACTTCTACTCTGGGAAATAAATTTTTGTAATCTTGCTCAGTATAGTATTCAAAATAATCACGCACAACTCCTTGATGCAGAGATTTCCATAGTTCATGCAGATGTGGGTACAACTCCCTGTTATCATCGGTTATAAACAAACGTTCGGACCCAACTCGTTTTCCCGGCACTTGTTGTTGCACCTTGACAGGTACGTTTTTTAATTCATCAAGACAACTTTGACTTAAAAAATCATCTACTACCCAATGCTCCCAGGGCAGTTGATACTTAACTGTTTCTATAAAAGGTGTTTTGTGCAATTTGTTTCCAATCTTGATGTCGATCGCCTGTGGGCTTAATTTTTGTATTCAACCAAGGCAAAGCATCATTGGCATGCCCAGCAAATCCTTGTTTGGGCAACAACAAATTGGGCCACTGCTTCAAGAATTGATGGTTTAACACTGGCTTGGTTGTTGTATTTACTTTGAATTCCCAAGGCAAATTCAATGCAAACTGCATTATGCGTTTGTTCATAAAAGGGTTGCGTGTTTCTTTTCCCCAAGAACCACCAATTCGATCAATTCCCGGAGCATCGCACCCAATCACCTGATACCAGTAGTCCATGAGCAAGGTAGCCTGCCGGGCATCGCCGTTGTAGGCACTCAAACAACGTTGCCACAATTCAGGATCTCCGGCTTGGCTGTACGGACTGTGACTGCGTTCCGCGGAATATTCAATCTGCTGATACACGCCATACCCTCCAAACAATTCATCCGCTGCCAGGCCAGTAAACAACACTCGAGACTCGGTGTGTTTGGCCACTATCCATTTGCCCACAAAACTCCAACTTTGAGCAGGCATTTGGGTTCGATCTAACAGTGCATGATATTGTTCAGCATACTGTTCAAAAGACACTGGCAATAGTTTTAAATTTGAAATTTGCTCTGGTTGTAAAAATTCTTTGATTCGATCTACAACTGGGTCTTTGCCAGTCATGTTAATAGTCACCAGTTCGGCCTGGGGCAACTGAGACAATATCAAATTTGAATCTACCCCACCAGAATAACTGATGGCCGACACACACTCTGGTGTCATTTCTTGCATGACCCTAGTCCACAACGAATCAAACTCTTCTTGTACTTGTGCCTGTGTTTGAGGTTGTTCAGGTTTGATCCAGGACCAAATGTTGTCTAAGGATATGTCTGGTACATGATTGACGTACAATCGTCCAGGTTCCAAACGTTCAATATCCTGCCAGGGTGTTTGGGTTTGCATAGTCCAACATTTATTGATGTACGGTACATCAGTACGGACATTTTGTACATAGGTCAGTATGGGTGCTACTTCTGAACACACAATCACAATGTCATCATCTTGATAGCGATATAGATAGTGTTCGCCTTGTGGATCACTTGCATAGGTCACACGGCTGCCGTCCCAGTACACCCATGCCCAAGGGCCTTCAAAATATTGAAACTTGTTGCGATTGTTTCGAGCCGCTTGATATGCCAATTCTATATCGTTGCTGTAACGCCCGTGCCATTGATAGTTGTAAATTTCTCCGTTGTAGGCAAAGAAGTCTGATCTTTTTTCATTGTAAAAATCTGCAGTACCCGTGATATGCAACACAGTCTGTGCAATGAAAACTCGGTCACTGTGTTGATATCTTACAAAGTCAGGTCCTCGACTTTGAAGAATGTCCAAGGCTGCAAGATGTTGTTGCAATGATCTAGCTGTGCGACTTTCTACGTAAAGTATCCCACACATCACTGAATCCTTTGGCCAAGCCATACGGCCAAGTCTGAGCGCCAGGTCTGTTTCATCTCGGCCAGCAGGAGTTGATTGTGTGTTGCTGCGGCCTGGCATCTTGCAGTCAACTGTTTCCAGTTATGTTGTTTTAAAGATTCAATTGTGATGTTGGCTGTGTTTACAAATGCTGCTGTTTTGTGGTGCGCTTCAAACACACGATCATAACTGTGATCTACAATGTCATCCAGTACATCGAATCCCAGACATTTCAATCTTGCAATGGTATACCTGCTGCAATATGCCACCCAAGGCACTGGCGTTACCAGGCATCTAAATATTTTTTCACTGAGCGAAATCACATTATCACTGCTGTAAGTTTCTATTATGATATTCAACCAACTGCTGATGTAAGTTTGATCGTGATCAATGATATAATTTTTCAATGGCATTATTTCCGCCAATTCGTTAAAAAATAACAGTTCTTGATCAGTGGCGTAAGTCAATTTATCTAAAAAGTTTTTCTTGGGGTCTGTGTTTCTATCTCCTGCACAGTTAAAATTCACATACCCACGATGAAGACCCACGTAACGATACAAGTTCAACAATATTCGCATGCGTTTAAGATCAACTCGATTTATTGCAAATGTATAATCACGATCGGGGTGCCAAGTTTGGTCTGCAGGCTGATATGAATATATTCCGTAAAAACTGTCAGGTAATCTTGCAACAGTGTACAGTGTAGGTGTGTTGATCCAGTTGTCAGTTATGACTATAGTGTTTGTATCAAACAAATAAGGAGTATCTGTAGACCACTGACTGCGTTCTTTGGCACAGTTCCAAACATCATCAACCAGACTTACAACCACTGTTTGAGATTCACGTTGCCAAATGCTTCTTGTGTGGCTGATAACTGTTGTAGTTTGGTATCTCAGTTCAGTTAGACGTGTATAAATTGTGTCAACTGCGGCTTTTTCGTGTTCCAGGCACAGGCTGGATTGCCAAATTTCGTTGGCATGTATAATACTGTTCATGGAGTACTTATAGTACTCAAGTATTACTGGGCACAAACCCCAAAAGGTAGTACTTTTGTAGTACTACATTCTGGTTGACCGAATATGCCCGAAATGCTATAATAATGGCATGATGAGAAAGAAACGCACCGATCGAACCCACATTGTGTACATGATCCAAATTGGATTGGAGTACTACATTGGTATTACCGCTAAAACTCAGCGCACAATCAACATGTCGCTCCGTAGCCGTGTAAACAAGCACATCTACCGTGCCCGCACAGAAGACAAATCGTGGAACCTGTACGAAGCAATTCGTGCCGCAGGTGAAGCCGCTGTTAACTATGCAATGGTAGACACGGTGCGTGGCAAAGATGTTGCACACCGGTTAGAGCGCGAGTTAATACAAAAGTACGCACCTGCGTTGAACACTGACGTGCGTGTGAAATCGGTTGCACGATAACTCACAAAATGTTATAATAACCACATAGACAGCAACAAATAGGAGCAGAAAGTGAACTACGAAAGCATGATGAACACCGCACAAGGACTAGAGCTGATGAAGGGTTTGACTTTCGTCAAGGTCGAAGGATCTGTGGGCTCAGACGAGCTGCTGTTCGAAACCGC